GTATCATCAACAACAGTCGTATCATCAACAACAGTCGTATCATCAACAACAGTCGTATCATCAACAACTGTGGTGTCATCAACAACTGTGGTGTCATCCTCTAGAGAGTCTAGGTAAGCCTGAAATTGGGTTGCAAACGAGCCATCAAATGCACCGAAGGTTCCCATAATGGCCGCATCACCTTCATCCGAACTAGCTTCCAAAAGACCAGCAATACCAGCAGCTTCCTCATCGGTTAACGTACCGTCAGCCAGATACGAAGCGACAGTGCTATTTGTCCAGCCCGGTTGTACGTCATGCCTAGTTCCAGAATCATCATAAAGATAGTCTGTATCGTCAACTACGACAGGGGTGTCATCAACAACAGTGGTGTCTGTAGTGTCCCCTAGAGAGTCTAGGTAAGTTTGAAATTGAGTGGCAAACGAATCATCAAACGCACCAAAGGTTCCCATAATGGCCGCTTTGCCTTCTTCTGAACTGACGTCCAAGAGACCAGCAATACCAGCAGCTTCCTCATCGGTTAAAGTCCCGTCAGCCAGATACGAAGCGACAGTGCTATTTGTCCAGCCGGGCTGATCTTCATATACATTTCCAGCAGCATCGTAAAGCACGTTGCTAGGGGTTAGAGTCTCAACAACAGCGGTGTCTGTGGTGGTTCCATCATCAACAACAGTGGTTCCATCATCAACAACAGTGGTTCCATCATCAACAACAGTGGTTCCGGCACCAGTAAGGGTGTTGTAGTAGTCCATCAACTCAGTAAGAGTCATGCCGTAGTAGTCAGCTATCTGCTGTCTATCAGCTCCGCCAGCAATAAGATCAACAATCGCATCCGCCTCTTCCTGAGTGTAGTCACCGTCAACATTGGGGCTAATCGACTGTAGCTGGGTCAATAAGTTGACCCCAGCGGTCGAAGTGAGAGTGTCATCAACAATATCAGGGTCGTCACCACTAAAGATGGTTGTTGTATCTGCCGGATCACCGGCAGTAATCACTGTATCGCCTGCGGTCGTTTCCTCTATCCCTGCGGCAAGATTACTAATACCACCCCGCGCACCACTGAACTGGCTGAAGATGCTGTCAAAACTCGCCAAGGTACGATCTTCGGGTGCTAAACCCTCTATCTGGTCATAGAACGCCGCTAATTGCTCTTCGTTCAGACCATACATTCCAGCCAGATAATCCGATGCCCCACCACCGAACAGGTCATAGCTGCGATCAAGCTCCGGCTCTTCCACCTGCTCGAAGAAATCAAATTCTTTTTCAAAACCATGCCGGTAATCAGGAGGAGCCTGTTGCTCAAACTTACCACGCAGGAAGGACTGTTGCTCTGCCCCTGAACCGGCTACTGTATTTACAGAATAATCACCCGTCAAAGGGTCAATCATTGTAGTATTACGGGGGCGAGCGTAATTTCCTGTTGAGTGATCGTCAGGGTCACCGGGTAAGTGCGTATGGCCATTTATCGCCCCACCACCGTTGTAACCAACTATGCCGCCTGCGGCTGACTTAAACGGATTCTGGTAAGGGTTTGTCCCGCGAGTTCTGGAGGCCACTTCCCGTGCGTTATGCAGGATACCCTCGAACCTGCGGTTCTTGGCAGCCTGATCTCGTAAGCCACCCTTTCGCAAATCCTCCATAAATTCCTGTTGTTCTACGTTTGCCCTCGTCCCTGCTCCAAGTGCGATAGGAAGAGAAGCCATTGGGTTTTTCAGTTCCTGACCCATTGCTGCCAAGCCTTCACCGCTAAAGGTTGCTCCCAACCTCTCTCCAACACCCATGTCAGCATACCCCTGAGCCAGCTTGGCCTCCGCTCCCTGAAGACCCGAATAGGCATCTGCATACCCCTGCTGTGCAGGAGAAAATTGTGTAATCCCCGCCGCTTCTTGAAAGCGAACATTAGTAGGATCAAAAGGATCATAAGAAGGGGGGATAATAGGGTTAGCAGCCTGCCCCGCTAAAGTAGATTCCATCACAGCCTCACTTGGAATGTACCCAGCAGGAACAGCTTCCCCTGCCGTAGCCAAAGCCGCTTCGGTTCCGGCCACATTAGATAATTCAGAGGATAAACCCTCTGCCGTTGTTGCGCCCGCCCCAAGAAGCTTACCTAAACCAAAACCAGTAACACCACTTATCAATCCTTTCTCGAAATCCCCACTTTCTGCCCATGTTGCAAGACCCGCACCCAAGGCGCTGCCCCAAGCAGCACCGCCAGCCAAAGCTCCCCCCGCCAAGCTGCCAAAAATTGGCGCAAGGAAAGGCAGGAATGCTTCAGGCTGACCAGTAACAGGGTTTATGGTTAGCTCGCCTGTCGGGGACATCGCTGCCAGACCACTCACCTCGGCAGGATTCATGTGGACAAGGGTACTGTCCCCGAACCTGCCGTAGTCGGATAGCTGGTTTGCCGTTCTCTGTAATGGCGGCTGCATATTCATAGTTTAATCCTAACTTGTTTCCACGCCGAAAAGGTTAAAACTCATGCCGGTTCCTCCGGCATAAACTTTAACCACATCAGCCTGGTTAAGAGTCATTCCGATAATTATCGCCAGCGAATCATTGGCTGGCACTTCTTTGTCATAGTAAAGGTATTGCTTGACATTGGCGACTGCGCCCTCAACATGTACACTCACACGAAAGGTCTCGGCTGAACCGTTCCGGTTACAGACCACCAGAGAGCTGACAGTCGTTAAATTAAGGTCAGGCACGGTATAAAGCGTTTCACTTGTGGTCGCCGCTGCATCAAGCTGTCCAAGTACCTTGATCGCATCAGCCATTAACCGCTCCCATCAGCAAGAACTGAAACCGTTTCATGGCCAAGGATTCTTCCTTGCCAACCTTGGTTGTTACTTCATTGAGGTTATCCTGAACATCCGCGAAAGATCGCTCAAGCGTTCTTCGCATTGTCAGTTCGTTCTGGAAGTCATAAGCAGTATTGGCGGTAGGCAATACTACTGAATTGGTTTTTTGTGCCATTAACGCCTCCCGTCTGCACGAACATCAAACCTCATCTCTCCTAGCGTCCACCCATAACCTGTTCCGGTACTGGCTACCCTGATGATCGATTCCCGCGTTCTCGCCCGGATAAAGGACTGGTTGGAAGTGGACGTAACAGTCGAGGTTGCGAGCGTACTACTTGAATTCAATGGAAAATCTTTACCCTTGAAGGTAACCGTCATTGAGGCACTCCCAGTAGCCCCGCGAAACTGAAAGTCAGGGATCAGGCGACTCACAAACATGAACTGTTCACCATCCCCTATAGGGATGCCACCTGATTCTATATAGGCTTCCATCGCACTACCGTCATCATCATAACCATTTTCATGGTTGTAAAGATAATTCTCATTGCTAGAAACTATGTTGGTGGCTGCAATGGGATACGTGCGGGTATTAGCCGGTATCCACGCAGCCCTGTCCAGAGTGCCTATCGCCCACGAATCCTCCAGATAATTATAACTAACATAATTGGTACATTCGGTGTTACCGCTTCCTACAGGATAGAACCAGTACACCTCGGAAAAATCGAGACTGGCAGTAGCGAAAATCTTGAACTCCTGAGCGGTATTTATATTGCTGAAAACATAATCCAGCACAGTACACTTGAGCCTCTGTACCGAACCGTTATAGAAGTAGAAGCCTCCTCTGTCCATGAAGAAGACCATATCACCTGCGTTAGTGGCGGCATTGGGTGACACCATCGACAAGCCTTCGTTCACCACATCAAACTCGTAGGTGAAAGGCGCTCCCGAAAATCGCATGGAGTGGATACTGTTATTGGTAAAGATCAGTATTTCCTGCCGTGTTTTAATTGCCCCGATAATGTAGGAGCCAGCAGTCAGCGTTACGCCTCCAGAGGTATTGGTAGATGTAGGAGTCCAGTCAAACGGACTCTCCTGATCTGACCAACGCACAAACAACGGATCGAGAGTGGTACTGCCAATAGGGTTAGACCCAAAACAAATCGTGTGACGATCCGTATCTGACACCATCACCTGCAACGCCAGAGTTGGAGGACTCACTGCTCCTAACTTGTCAGCAAGAGCAATCCCTCTGGTTCCGGTTCCCACGCTTTCATCCCAGTAGTAGATACCACCACCACGAACACAAAAGAGAAGATCGTTACCGAAATTGTCCTGACTCCATAACCGGAGCTGGTTACCAGCGCCAATCGGCGTTGAACCACCCCAACCGGAACTGCCCCATGTGCCTGCACCGAACCCCGATGCCGCAACATAAGTGTTTAGCCCTGTATTGATCTGGTATTCCCCGACAACAGCAGCGCCGCCATTGCCAGTATCAAGCGCGTTAGCTGTTACCGTAACCCCTAAAGTGTTTTTCGCCGTAATCGTGTATTCATTCGGATTAGTAATCTCAGTGATCTGGTATTCCTGATTCAACACCGCAGCGGTGATGTTTCCTCCCAAGGTAACAGCACCCGAATAGGTAACAAAATCATTAACGACTGCCCCATGATTCGTGTTAGTAACCGTGAGAGTTGACGAACTTGTTGATGCCGCAAAAGTAACCGCTCCAGCAAGGGTGGTGGTTCGTATTGGAGTGACATCATTGTAACCATCACCTACATTGATATAGAACTTCAGGTTCGTACCAAGACCAAGGTAATCTATAGCCGATTGAGCCACCCAGTCCAGCAACGACCGACATACCCCCAAGAAAGAGTTAACAGAATACTTAGCCCAGCCGCCGATCTGCTCAGGTCGGCCTTTACGAAAACGAATCTTGTCGGCATCGTACCAGCCGCTTCCAGCCGTTAGCTGAGTTCCTTCCCGATTCACACCCGGTTCAAATTCATACTTAACCAGCATTGTTTATCCTGTATATGTCCCAGTTTTAATCATATCGGTAACTTCTATCGCTCGACCTTTTACCTGTTTTGCCCAGCGCGAATCAAGAAATTCAAGGGCAGCTTGGTCATGATCACCCATCTCCATATGACCAATAGCTTTTTTAAATCCTGCAAAACGCGCCCTGCCAAGATTGAAGTGCAAATTAATAATTGCATCACGCCTAGCACCTTCCTCCATCTCATTGAACCACGGATATTCACGACTCAGTTCCTTGATCGTGCGGTCAATATCGTTCTGGAGCATATAGTCTATTTCATCTTCACTGATCCCCAGTCCGTGGTGCCTCTCACTGTCAGAAATATTCCTCCCGCAACCTATAGTTAAAATACCAAGGCTGTCTCGATAAGCATGGGTTTTTACCCCCTCATGCCGTTTAAGCATGGCAATCAGTTTATCCATATCGTCTTCTATTATTATCTCAACCAAAGAAGAATGTATGGGTACCGGATACAAACCTATCCCAATACCCACGAACAAAACCAAAAACCGGCACATTTTCAGTCACAAATTTCAGCCAAGGTAGCCCAGTCCTGAGCCGACCACCCACTGGTATCTACCGTGGCAGGAACTTCCACCGTAATCCCGCTCAGGTTTCCACCAAAAACTCCCGCTGTAGCAGCAGATTCGCCCCTCAAACAGGCAAACGCATTGTCTCCCTCGCTCACTGCAAGAGCTTCAATCTGTGTACACCCAACCAAAAGAAATAATAAAGGGATTAGTCTACCCATTCTCCACCTCGTCCATCAGCTTATTAAGTTCAAGAGCTTCTTCTTTGCTTATCACCAATTCTTCCTTTGGTTTTGCTTGGTTAGTTAAAAATGTCTCTAAACGTTCCGTGTACCCTTCCATCAAATGGTCGGATACAATCCCGCTCAGACGCCGATCTTTTGTACGGAACGCCTTCTCTGGATCGATATAGTCTTCCCCTGAGTTGGCAAAGTAGAGCATGGTCTGGCTTTTGCTTGGCCCATAAAGAAATCTTGGGATGGTCGCAATCAAATCAGAAGCGTGAACGCAGGATAGCTGCTTATCCAGCTCCATAGGGCGCTTGAAGCCTTTGAAAAATGTATTGGGCTTACCAAACGCAACTAAGTTTAGGTTAGGATGTTTCCCGGTCAGCTTGGCTGCTGACAACTCAGCAAGAGCGCCTCCTAAACTATGACCGCAAAACAGGGTTCTTTTCTTGGGATGAAGGTGTTTCTTTATTTTACCAAAGACTGACAGATGGGCAGCGACGAACCCCCCGTGGCAAAGCCTCCCTGCATAGGGTACGGGTACTGCGCTTAGGTTGAATAGCCAATCATGCAAACCTCTGCTTCCACGAAAACAAATGATGTCAATCGTTTTGCGCTTTACAATAAAAGCGGTTGTAGAAGTTAGTTTAGACTCAATCTTAATAGAGTTAGGTATCTGATCATTGTATGCTTTATTAGAATAACGACATGCGGTGTCCAGCAAAACTGGGTCAAGTTTCATTTTAGGGTTTACCGTTGAAGTTAAAATAAGCCCCTGCTAACAGTGCGGCAAGAAACAACGTAGTGAACGCCTGAACAATGGTTTTACCTACTGTGCGCTTTGCCGAGCGAAAGGAATCGAGCAAATTCCTTAACTCTTTTACATCAACATTAGCATCGTCATCAGATAACCCCACATCACGTAGGGCTTTTTTAGCGCCAGCTTCGGCTGCCCTCTCAACCATCAGAGCCATCTCTTCTTCAGTCACAGTACTGCTCCCTTACTATGCTAAAGCCCGTCTAAGTCCGCATGGGTCGAACAAGCGTTAATAGCGGCAATGTTTTGATCTTTCGCATCTTTAGCGTCACTGACTGCTGCGGCATCACCGGACGCATCCGCCACCTCAAGCTGAGTCTGCTCATTGGCTACCTGCTGATATGCACTTTTAGCCTGACTTATTAACCCCTCTTTACGCTGGGCTATAGTCAAATCTTCCACACCGTAAACAATCTGTACCGG